TGATGAGGATTAGCCGTTAAAAATTCCGCTACCAGCTCACCAGTTGACAGCAGATTTCCGCTATCGTTATACCTTGGCGTGCCATTGCTGTCAAGAACCTCTACGCTACCATCTTCTGACAGTCGTAGGTTGTTTCTTAACAGTGCAGAAACTTGGGTAGGATCAACAGCGTTATTGGAGCTTGCCGCGCTTAGTAAAGCACCGTCTACTAGGGTTGTTTGCAGCTTGCTTTTGTATGCTTGTATTTCCTGATCTTTCTTTTCTACTGTTGATTTCAAAACAGATTCGAAGTCGCCTCGTTCTTTCTGACGCTCGATTGCTGCCGCTTGCTTGTCTTCAAGTAACTGGCGGGCTTCAGTAATGTCGATGCCTGACAATTGCTTCTCGAACTTACGCTGCTCTCGACCTACACGGTCAGCAACAATACGGTCTAGCTCTGTTTGTGAAAACGTCTTTTCCTGACTTTCTACTGCTGCTGTTTCAGTCTCAGCTTCTGTACCCATGATTTCATCGCTCATGTTGCGTTGCCTCTTAAAGAGTGTTGGTGAGTCGTAATTGTAGCATAAAGTTATTTATTTCTTTACTTTCTTCTTTTTCTTCGGGCGGCCTACTTTGCTGCCGTATGTTCCTTTACCTTGTGGCATAATTTATTCCTCGAATACACCTCTGAACCTATGGCGGCAATTGTAGCCACCACGCACAACGAAAGGGTCTCCGCTGATCTTACCGGCCCACGATCCCTCCCATATACTGTCAATCTCTTCTTTGGTATAAGTCTTACCAACGTGCTTTTCGCAAAAGTCTCTAGTTACTTCATCATCTGGGCCGTAGTATTTAAACTCTGTGGCTCCAGCATCAATAGCAATCTTAGTATTTACGGTTGCATCAAACTGCATAAGGGCATCATGTAAGCCCTGACTAGCGTATCTGCCAAGGTCAGAACTAACGGATGCTTTGATAGTGTTTAAGCTCTGGGCAAAGGTAGCGCCTGTCAGAGTGCTTTCATAAAGCTCTTTAGACACCGCATCAAGATAGTTCTGGCCCAAGTCCTCGAACCCTTTAAAGGTCATCGACTGAAGCTCAGATATGATGCTAGGGTCTAGCTTAGTAACGTCCGCATAGGTGCTTAACATCGCCGCAACGTCATCGGCTATCACGGTATACTCACGCACCAAGCCATCAACAGTTGCAAGGTATTCTTCTTCTATCGCGTTGCGTAGCTGAACCCTTGCCGCTATAGCCCATTCGAGATCAAACAGCTCGCCATCTTTAAGCGGGGCAGTTGCCATCAGATCAGTTATTCGATCTTCTAGCTTAACCAAAGCAGCAGCCAACTTTTCTTGGTGACTATCTGCTCTAGCTATTACCGCCCTTAGCTGGTCAACGTCTGCCGCCATTAAAAGCTTCCAACATCAGTTGGCGCACCGTCCTCTCTAGGCTCAATGAGAGTATCGCCACCCTCTATATCATCCAAGCCTATCTTCTCTCTAACCTCGTTTGGAGTGACAACGCCAGCATCAATGTGGTAGCTATAAATCTGAGTCTTATCTGAGAAGTCGCCAAGTACAGAAGCAGTCTCTTCAATCTCAACATGCGCTTTAGCAAGGTTCTCATCATCAAGAACAAGATCGGCAATCTTCTTATCTATCTCTTTCATTAGGGTTACAGACTTAACGCCGGTAGAACGCATCTGCTGAAGGAATACAAGCTCTTGATCATAGTCTCTCAGGTCGAACGCATCAGGGTAGAAAACCTCAACGTCTGGGGTTACTTCCTGCCACTCTGCAAACAACTGCCATAACTGCTCTTCAGCAAGCTCAAGAATATCGGCTTTCTCTGACAGCTTCGCGTTAAGCATCTGGAACTCGGTCTGCATTGCCACGCCTGATTGCGTCATTGCTTGAGTACCACGAACAGCACCCATGTGAGACATACGGTTGATAGACTGAACCTTATCTTCAATGGCAGCGCGTACAGCGTCAAGGTTCTGACCGCTAGGCTGCATCTGATAGGGCTTCATATTGCTATCCATATCATCCGGCATATTGATTACAGAGCCAGCGCCTGCACTTGCATCGGTGTTGTAGGTCTTAACCAGTGTCGGGTGATTAGATATACGAATAAGCTGCTCGATCTCTGACAGCTCTTGATAGATAGCTTTCTGCATATAAGCAGCGTCTGACAGATCACTGATGCCGATACCGCGAACCACTGACCGTTGCGCAGGCAGGAACACGGCAGGAATCTTGCCTAGCGTGTTATCCATGCGCTCGATGAACTCATCTACCTCGTTAAGAGACTTCCAGCTTTCAATGCTATCTTCACGCCAGATACGGTAATAGGTTTCCTTCTCGGTGTCGCTAATCTCTTCGATAGCTTCACGCACCTTTAGATAGACCAGCTTAAAGCGCCCTGAAGCAGTCCTTTCATATTTCCAGTCCATCACGTTTTCGGGGGTGAACATGGTTACATATGGGCGGATGTCTTGTGCTAGCTCTTCAGCTTTTGTGCCAGCATTAGATGCGGGTTTATCAATCATTAGCCAAACGTGGCCATAAACTGAAGACCAGACCTGAGCCTGACGCATGAAAGCATTGAAGCTTCTACCGTCTAAGTCTGAGTCTGCCATAAAACTTGTCACGGCTTGGTCATTTGCTAAAGAGTTAAACTGCCTGACAGGTGGAACGCGCCACAAGAAAGAGCTGTAAATATGCACGATATTCTTACAGTGGTTATCTAAAGGCGTTAGGTCAAGCCTGCGGTTATATTCGTCTTTGTCTTCGTTGACGTATCGAGTCAGATCCCCGCCGTCCTTGTAATCCTCACCGCCCATGTAGCTGCGGAGAAAGAACTCCCAGCGATACTTGTTGTTGTCGTATTCTGGGTGCGTGTAATCAATATCTGTGCTTCTCATTAAGTCCACCTTGTGGGCTGTTGAATCTTATGTTCTGTGCGTACTGGGAACAGGTATTCCACCAAGTAACCTAAAGCATCATTCATATGGTCGAAGCCGTCCTTGTTAGGCTGGCTCGTTCCTTCTTTGTACGTCTGGCGCTCTAAACCTTTGATAGTCTGCTTGCATTTTGGGTCTATATACAAATAGCGATCACCACTACTAGAGCGCAATCTGCTATTTACCGCGTTTATACGATCCCGTACCAGTGCGTGACTGTTCTTCGACTTAACGCTGAATCCTGCGTTCTGTAAAATGCTCAGGTCTGTCCTACCGCCTGCGCTTGTCTTTCTCTGCCGTGAGGCTGGATCAGGGTAGATTATAACAGGTCTGTCGCTATACCTAGAACGTATCTCCGAAACCATCTCATCAGTATTGCTACCGAACATAACAATTTCATCAATAGCCAGCAGCGTATTGCCATGACGCAAACAAACAACGGCACTCATCGGGTCGATATTGAAATCTAAACCGATATGCAAAGTGCTGTTGTTGTCCTCTATTTTCCTAACCGAATCTTCACGGCTAAAGCCATAATAAATGATGCCGCTGTAGTTGACAAATGCAGCCTCATACTCTTGCTGGAATGTACGCTCATCTAGATCATTACGGGCAGCAGCAACTTCCTCTTCTGGTACGTTGCCACCTTGCAAAGTGGTGTACTGAAAGCTGGCCCAATTAGCATCGCCATCAATACCCTTGCCCCAGATGTCGTAAAAGTGATTCCTTCCCTTTGGCGTGCCGATAAATAAGCAACCGCCCTGACGGTCAGAAAGTGAAGGTCTAAGCACCTCATACCATGCTTCTGGCCGCATATCTGCAAACTCGTCAAGGACAACAAAGTCCAAAGCTCGTCCGCGTAGGTTATTTGGCTTCTCTGCGCCCTTTAGAGCGATGACAGAGCCATTGATGAGGCGTAGGGTTAGGCTAGTCTCGTTGGTCTTAGAAACGTATTCTGGGGGTATAGAGGCTATCAGCATATCCCAAGCAATTTCTTTAGCAGCGCCGTAGGTTGGGGCCACATACCAGACATTTCTGTTTGGCCCTTTGATTGCTTGCTCTAACAGCTTCCCAGTAGAGAGAAAGGTTTTCCCGAAGCGCCTACCAGCGACCACTGAAACAAAGCGGCTAGGGCAGAGAAAGATCTCACTCTGCGGTAGGGTTAACTGCACGACCATCCACCACTATGTTGATTGCAGGAATGTCTACAACTTCAGGCTGATCTTCTTTCCATCCGGCCTGAGTTTTAAGGTAGAAAATGTTAGCGGAAACATTGCCAGCTTTGGCAAGTTTAATAAGGTTGCTGCCCATCCCTGCTATTTGGTTGACCCTTCCCTTTTTATAAGCCGCAGAAACTTCTGGCTGTCTTTTCTCGATAGCCCTCAAAGTGTTCTCACAGATTCCGAAATAGTCTGCAACCTGCGACTTGTTAAGAACCGATGCTAACGCTTTCATTTCGATAAGCTGCTCTGCCGTAAGCTCTACAGCAGGGCGGCCACCGCCATCACCTTGATTGCCTTGTTTCATTTGATCCCCATGAAAGCCTTTAAAGGATAAAAAACCAAGCTGTTTCTATACCCGCCATCGTGAGTAGCGTGGATAGGGGTAACCCCGTGAACATTCCTCCATGCAGGATATACAAGCATTGAGCCATCACACTGGTCAACAGTTGCGTTATAGTCAGGAATATGCAAATTTCCTCCGGTGCTGTTTTTCCGCTTTGTAATAATTACGTTTACTGTATTTTTTATGTTTCCT